GTATCTAATGTTATTCTGCCTATTGCTCCTAGAAATTTATTATTTAACATAATACTTCTAGCAGGTTCCTGTATGTTAGCCTTGCTATATTTTTTAACATTAAATATGGCTTCGGCAATATCACCATATATAATAACAACATTAGTTTTGTAATGTCTATCCATGTTATCTATTTGTGTCCACAATCTTTTACTTATCACTGAACCCAAAAAATCAGTTGTTGACTTTGCTTCAAAACAAACATCGTCAAAAATATAATCTCCAATTTCTAACCATTTCTTTTCAGTTTGAATATTCAAACCCTTCGCTTTACTCTCAACTAGTTTTACTAGTTTAGAACCTTCTTTTTCTCTACTGTCTATAATTAACATACTTGTTCCTCCTTATCTAAAAAGGTCGGGTATCGCCAACACTTCCCCACGCAATACCCATCGGGGATTAGCACTGTTTTACAGAATGGTGTTTTGTAATTACCAAACACTGTAAATCGTGCGTGTTTTCTTGTTTCATATTCATTCCAATCTAGCCAAATCTCTTCATTCTCTTGTACTAATTCTTTAATTTCTTTTACTATTATGTCTAATACTTTTTGTTTTTCTGCTATTGTTTGTAATGGTCTTCGTTGTGTTAGTAAATCTCTATACCAAGAAACTAAATATGCTCTCGCCATGTGCGATGGATTCTCAACCATAATAGCACTGTGCAAACAAGGCAGTATTGGCAATTTACCAGAATAATTAGGTACTGAAATCTCACCTTCAACCGCTTCGATAGGGGGTGCGATGGGAAACTTGGCCTTGATTTTGCCACCCTTCTTGAAGGGTATAAGCCTCATACTTGATGCTAAAGAAAGAATGTGGCTTACATCGTTTGAAAGGTCTTCTTCGACTAGAGGAATACAAAAATAAGGATTGCCTTCATTATCAGAAGAAGACATATTAACTGTATTTGGCACACGCCTTAATCGTGTTGTTTGTCCGACCCTATCATCAAGCGTTATGTCCTCACCTACTTTTGAAATCAAGTATTTTTTAATTTGACGAAAAAAGGTTTGAATACTTCTCATATCTTCTGCGGGTTCTCCAAAAATAAACATATGAAAACCACGACCTGAGAAAAATAAAGTATATTCAAATTGTTGTTCTAATACTAATTCCATAACAATACACACATCACGGTAGGCTTTCTCAATCTTTTCTCCATGTGCATCAAAGTCTAAGAATATTCTATCTAGTATAACTGAGGAATCTATTTTTGCAGTTTCAGAAAAATGCTCAAAATCATAAACAGTAGTATAAACATTCGTCCTATTGTTTTGTGCATTCACAAAATTGATATACTCATTCTTCGAGAATACTATTTTTCTTTTCATCTGTGGTGCGTTCTTGATGTGGCTCCCCGCCCATACTTCCCTCGGATATTTCATTTTCATTACCTCCAAAATCAACTGTTGCTGTGTTCAGCATTATTCTAATTACTCCGGCAATTTCACCGGAGAGTTTTGTTTTTATTGCATTTCGCATAACATCTTCAAATGTATGTCCAACGAAACCTTCGTTTATTTTTATTTCTCTGATTAAGTCAAACCTCTCACTAAGTTTCGACTCGCTATAAATTTCATTAGCGAGCGAGTCGATAGTTTGTTTGAGATTAGATATTTCTGAGAATGTCCAAGACCTTGCCAATACCTTTAATTTGATTATTTCATTGTTCATATTTAATCGCCTCAAATCTATTTAGAAGTGCCTCAGCATATCCTCTAATATCATCATCGTATCTTCCTAAGTGGGAAAGGATGGTTATTGCGTCTTCTGCTATTTTATACATATTATCAGACATAATATCAAACCCATGTGTCTTCTTGTGCCGCTTCACAAATTCCAAAGAAACTACAAAAGGAACAAGTCTTGTAATAGAATTTTGTAGGAAATTGCTTCATTTCATAGGCTCTTAGTAATTTTGCAATACTATACATAACCGAAGTCATTGACCGTTTCTTAACAGGTTGTGCAAAGACATAGTTTGATACAGGATAATACCAACCCCAATGAGTCACCGGTATATTCGGGTCAAGTCCATTCTTAATTAAGACTTCGGGTTCTGCATTTTCAATAAGCAATTGATAAAATGCCATCTCTTTACGCATCATTCCCGCCTTATAATCTTTCCACGGACCTGTTTTAAATTCAAAAGGAACATAGCCACCGTTTTCTAGGAAGATTCTATCAATAATTCCTTGAATATGAATCTTATAATCCCTTTGTAAAGTGAATGGTTCATAACCAAGTGACGCATCTCCCTTATATGGGCCTTGAGGAATGGTTATTTCCGCATCGAATTTACCTTCATTACAAACAGGTAAATATTCTTCTGTCTTATTTTCAGTTCTCGATTCCAAGTATCGGCTAGTTTCAAACGATGCTATGTTTAGAGAAATATCATAGTATTCATCAATGGGTGTTAATGCTGTAATGTATTCACCTACTTCATCAGCACTCATACCTTCTGCTTTTTTAACATCGAACTCATTAAAAAAGTCCTCTCTATGATTATGCAAGACCGTTCCTTTACGCATAGCCTCCGTTTGGTCTTGAGGCAAACGCTGGATATAAGAAAAGTCATACTTTTTATTGCACCAATCAAAGGAGCCAAGAGAAGACTTGGTTATTTTTAAGATAGGCTTTGTCGGGTCACTGTAATTTTCAGGTTTCCAATCGTATGTAAATTCATCCATTGATTTAATCACTGCTTCATATTTTTCATCATCGTTCATTTAAAACCACTCATCCAATTTTTTTTGTATTTTTCCTGTTCTTATGCTAGATAAGTCCCAACCCATCGCTCGATAAATCGGCTCGGCCTTTTTCAAGACCTGTTGTGCATAGTGTTCCCAATCTGGTTCACAAGCACTAAAGTCTTCGTAAGTTATGCCTGAAATGTATTCAGCATTTCTTTTCTCCTTTGTTAAAGGATGGATGAAGGTGTCCATTGATTTAATTTTTAGATACAAATAAGTATCATCAAAATCAGTTTGATTTTTCTGCTGAACATATAGAACTCCAGCAATACCCGAACCTATGCTCGGTTTCTTTCCAGAAAAGGTCACAAAGTTTTTCGTGTCTTCTCCGCATTTTTTACACCACTTTAAATCTAAACATTCATTCAAGTGGTATTTACTACCACATTCATTACATTTAACATTAAAGCGTTCCTTTCTCAATCGGCTTCTTTTTATAACTGATTCTATTTCTAATTGTCCAGAAATTACTGACGAATAAACTGCATTTAACTTAGCATTAATCTTAGAAAGGGGTTCTTGATTGACCCACATTTTAAGAACATCTGTTTGAACTGACTTAGATAATTTTGTTTCGCTCACTCTTTTAGCAGTGAAGCCGGTCATTGTAAATTTAGGCTTTTCTAACCATTCTCCATCATCCCAAGCAACCATTCCTGCATTTCTGTTTTTCGTAGTTCCTACACCTAAAGCAGAATAATACTTCTCGAACTCCAATACAACAGGGTGTTGCTCTAATCCCATTACATTAGGAAAGTGTTCCCTAACAGACGATTCAATTTCTTTGATGGCAACTTTAGCCGACTCAACAGAATCTATTTGAACATAGATTGAATCCGTATGTCCATAAACCACTTTCATTTTACTCACCAATTAAAGATAACATAGCCCCTATTGGGGCCACTATTGTAATAATAATAATTGCAAAAATAATTTCAATAAACTTACCTATCATTTAATCACCTCAAGTAATATGCGAACTTAGAAGCAGGAGCCTCATGTTCTTGTTGTAGTTCTTGAATTGCTTTATACATCTTAACAAGATGTTCGTTCTCTTTATAGAGAACCTCCAATTCTTCTTCAAGCCTCTTAAGTTTCTTTTCTATTTCTTTTATTCCTATTTCTTTCATATTATCACCGTCATTATGGTTATAATGGTTGCTATATTTACGATATTTACCATCATCAATATCTTATTGCTTTTAGCAATCATTAGAAGAAGTTCTTCTAGTAATTCGTTGGTTTTATCCATCATCATACATCTTCCTCCTTGAGAATTATAGCGTTCCTCTTTAAGTTGTTCATCATCTTAAGAATGTCACGAATTTCTTCTTTCGTGATTTCCCAAGTTTCATCAGTATCATACGATACTTTTACTGTAATTAATTTAGTCTTCATCCGTTTTCCTCCAATACCTATTTGCTTTTCCAATTCTCTTCTTGACACAGATTTGGTTTAGGTAGTAAGCAACAGACCACGGACTAGAAACATAATTCGTATTTTTACGATTATCTAAAATTATTCCATGAATTTCTTTTGCTGTAAAAGGCTCAGGTACATCGACAATTGCCTGTTCAATCCAAACTTTCATTCTATTGTTAATCTTTGTCATTTTACTTCCTCCTATAAACTCCATCATCAACTTTTCTTGCGTGTCTTTTACAATAGTGTGCCAACTGTGTTCTATTTCCAATATAGATACTCTTGCCTTTCTTGTTAATAATAGCACCCCTAAGTTCATCAAGGGTAAATGAACCACTAAATGTGTCCATCGCTTCTAATATCCATCGTTCTATTAATTTCATTCTTCTTCACCCGTTATTTCTTTTATTATTCTTTCGGCTTCACATAATTTACAGTGAATCCTTGCCTCGAATTGAGGATTGTGTTTTAATGGTTTTTTACATTTCATACTTTCATCTCCTTTATGTTCTCTATTGTTTTATAGAAAGGGGCTAACAATTTATCATCTGCAAAATGAATAGTTGCTAATGTCGTAAAAATAAAATCCCAATGAGGATTTAACTCCCATTTACTCTCAACTGTTTTGTATTCTGTCCACTTAGGTTCTAGTAGTTTATGAACTTCTTCTCCTAAAAGATTCTTCCAATCAGTTTCGGGAGAGTGTGTTAATTCACACATAGTTGCTAAAAAACTGTAAATGTCACTTCTCATCCTTCCATCTCCTTTGCTTTAAATGCCGCTAATCTAATTGCTTCTCTAGCACTAGCAGTAATACTAGCGGCTAAATCTACATCAGCCCAACCAAATCCTTGATAGGCTACAATTCCGTAAAATGAAGCCATTAGGCGTTTTACTGCCATTTGATTGTTATGCCACTTTACTTCTTCCTTAGAATCTCCGGCCTCTCTTGCCTGTCGCATGAGCCGCTTATATTCATTCCGCAAAGTCTTCAATTCAAGAACGGCTCTTGGCAATAAACCAAGTTTATCTGTTTTGTAATAAAGTGTGTGTTCTCTTGTTGTTTCTGAGAAATCTCTTGGTGTTAGAATATTAACACCAAATTCAGTAGGTTCGTTTGATTTAGTTTCCCATGAAATATTGCGAGCAATCATCATTGATGGGTACAATCCTGCAAAATCAAAAGCCGCTACATTAAGATGTAGTCCGTTCGTTCCTTCACTAAGAGGGTCATAAATCATAGCACCTTCATAATCCTGTCTTTCAATATTTTTATCACCCGTTGGTGCTTTCCAAGTAGCATTCCTCATAAAATATATCGAACCCATATTACTTGCATAGAAACAAGATTCAAACGGAGCGCACAGTAATCGCTGTAATGAGATAATTGCTTCGCTACAAAAGTTTGTTTCATCAATTTCAACCATTAACTCAACATCAACTAAAGCATATTTAAGATATGTTTCTGTATCTTCGAGCCAAGCCCTGCGATAAAATTCATTTGGGTCTGGGAATTTCTTAGACACTAACTTAGTTTTACCAAGAACTTCTTCAGAAATATAGTTTAAAGACATTGATGGTAATGTTCCTCTTTGTGAATCATTCCACTGTCGCTCAAAAGCAAGGTCTAAATTGAGGGTTATGCGGCCCCCTATGGGCTGTTGGACCGGACTGAACCCACTTTCACCTTTAGTGAAAACAAGGCCGTTAGGGGTCTTCTTTACCCCTTCTATGCGGTTAATTGGTGACATGAGCATGGGGTTAATTCCCAAAGCACAGCACCTTTCAAGCAATTTTGGAATATCTGCAAAATTACCAAACCATGCAATTAACATATCGGGGTCTTTATTTACCATAACTCGAATAAAGGATTCAATCATTTCCTTTTCATCATCAAAGAACAACGGTTGCTCTCCTTCATAATTAGGGAACCAAGCCCATTGATAGTATTCTTTATCATAATTATCGTACATTACAATAGTAGTAATTTCATCATGGTGTTCTCCACCTTGTTGCCATTCCATATCCCAATACCATTTACGAAGTTCGTATTCCGGCATTTCGTGAATCTTATCAACAGCATATCTGTTAGTAATAGAAACATCTGCTTCAAAGGTCTTGTTCCATTTTTTACGGGCTTTGTAAATATCACTAGCCTTTTCAACAACAACCTTTTGTAAAGGCTTACCTTGCAAAGAAACCCAATCGCCTTTAATATACTTAAATGGTCGGGTAATGTGACGGCTTGCTGAATAATCATCAAACCTAAACTCTCCGTCTTCTATAAAGAAGTAAGGGTCGAAAGCCTCAAGTTTAAATTTACGCTCGCCATTTTCTCGCCATGCTGTGTATATGTGTTTTTCGTCTAAGCATTTACTAATTATCATTTTAATTACCACCGGTATAGGGTGCTTTTAATATCTTTCTGTTGTTGGCTACAATGAGCAAAGGAAACTCATCTTTTACATAAAAGTTAAGTTCTTGTCCTTTCTCAAAGAATCTGTGTAATGGGCCGGAATATTCCAATGTTGCCGCATCTCCAATATGTGATTCTAATTCGAATTTTTCTTCGTATTTGTTAGAAACACTAGTCGTGCTTGAGAAGGTTAATTCACCATTTTCAAAGTTCAATTTGAATACTCCACTCTTAACTAATTCACAAAGACTAATTGCTTCATTGAAATCATCTCTATTTAATTTAAAAGCACCTTCAAACTTTGAAGAACCAAAAGCCCAAAGTTTTTCTAGTTCCTCTTCATAAGAAATATGTTTTACCATTTCACGAATACGGGTGATGGCTTCCATGTTTGGGTGATTAACAACCATAGGTAAAGAAGCAACTTTACTTCCAGAAGTTAATTTCAAAAAGTCACCGGTTTCAAAATGTACTGCTTCACCAAACTTTTTCAAATAAGGAATAATTAAATCTGCATTACCTATGAAAGAACCATTCTCAATACCAGCAACCGTTAAAGTGATATTCATACCGAATGTCAAGTCACCATTCCACAAATCTAAATTGTTTCCTTCGAGTACCATATAAAAATAGTTTCCCATTTTAGATGAACTAAGACCACCATTACCAAGATACTTTCCTTTACCCTGAATGTCTGTCAAAGCATTTTCCATCTGTTTGTTATCTACTGCAAATTTCAAATCTTTCCCTCCCTTAATTCAGGAACACCGTTCCATTGAATATTAGGGGGAGTTCCTTCACGCACAGTCCATTTCTTTCCAACTAAATTACCGTTGGTTCTAGAAGCCATTAATTCAGCAGTAAAATGCAACTCGTTCTTTACCTTCTTCTTTGAGCAGTAAATCTCTTGTTCCAACATTCCTCCCCAATTTCTCCAAACAGGTCGCACACCAACAGCAATATTATCAATATACTTTTCTGCTTCATGGGTAATATAAACTACATCGCAATTCATATTGAAAATCATCCTCATTAAAGTATCGAATGTTTTATTCCTATTACCATACTGAAACGGCATAATCTTTGTCACCACTCTTGGGTTAGGATTAACTTTTAACATACAACTTTCAAACCAAGTATCGACGCCATCTATGACGAATACAATATCTTCACCTGCTTCCATTTGTTCTTTAGCAAAGGTAATAAAATCCTCGGAATTTTTTTCACTTTTATCAAAATCTATAATGTTATCTTTTCGCATTACAATAGGGCAATATACATTGATTCGTTCTGTTGCATCATGACAGGTTTTATGTGTTGAATCTGCGCCATTATCCCAATCAAGAACATAAATGTTCTTATCGGGGAAGTCTAATGCAATTCCTGTTTTTCCGGTTTTGGGTTCTCCCCAAATACCTAATACCAATCGTGGTTTTCGTTGCGCTCTTTTTTGAGCCATCAATTCTTTAAAATTTGTTTTTTCTTTCTTATTCCCTAGCAAGCCAATCACCTATATCATTTTCATCTATATCTACATCTTTACCATTAGCGGCACACCAAGATTTGATAATACCAAGTAGTTCATTCTTCGATGAGCAAATAAACCTTGTTTCCTTAGTTCCAATGTGGAACTTCATAAAGTATTCACCCTTCCTTTTATCATTTTCATTCCAAGTTAAAAAGTCAACCTTTTGCAAATCTGCAATATAACTTTCTCCCTTTAGAATGAATTTATTTTCTATTACATCATTCATTTATTTTTCCTCCTTAGAGAGTAGGCATCGCACCTACCCGAATGTCATTCATTGGAATACACTTACACACGCACTTAAGAATATTAGTTTAACTTACTCAAAACCAATCGTAAGATTCTTCAACCGGAGAATTGACTTCAACCGGAGAACCTCGCTTTTCAGTCACAAGAACTGCTGATACATTGATAGTCACAGGTTCTGCAACGCCATCAATCATTCTTTGAGAAGTTCTACCAACAACAATAACTGAAGAACCAATACCAAAATCAATATCAATGTGTTCAGGAATCCAACAAGTAGTCATGTTAGATTCATTCTCGTAGTCAAATTCAGCATTCAAATCAGTAATATTCAAAATACGATTGCCGTTTGAAGTAGGCATCATATTCATATTACACACAGTACCATCGGTGACGACAAAGCGTTCCTTTGAAGGAAGAGTTTGCATTGTGATATGCGCCCTATCAATTTCAACTAATGGTGATAGATGCTTTTCATACGCTTGAGCAAGCGTACTAACAAAGTCAAATTCAGAAACATCTCGATAGTCTGAGTTTTCTGGGTCCAATTCAGAATTGGCAATTAGACTGTTCTTTGTTGTCATAGTCATTCCGTAGAGATTAGTTCCGTCATCGGAAGGAATTGCAACAAAGTGCATGAACTCATAACAATTAGGAGTAAATTCAACTCCGCCTTGATTCTTGTATGAGAATTGATATGACTTCATTTCGCCACCATCAACACTTCCATAGAAGATACCACTTCGTCGCATTTGTTCCAAAGGCAAAGGCTTACCATAATTACGGTTTTCTCCACCATTCATGTATGCTTTGGTATTATCCAAAGGAATGACCATTACACCATCTGGCATTTCTTCCGCACCTTCCGGTAAATCAGCAACCATTCGTTCTTGATATTCACCATTATGATAACGGCTAATCATCCACTTACCCAAAGCATTTTGAGTAGCAATTGCTACATGGCCTTCATTCAAAGCATTATCCGAATCACGGTTGTATTCTTCCTTTGCTCTATTACGGTTCCAACTCATCATATCTCTTGGTGCTTCCAAAGCAACAAAGAAACCAAAGCACTGCTTAGTTAGAGAATTACTTCCAGAACTTTGCGTTGTTTGACCTTGTTTTGAGCGACGAATAACTTGTGCGGCAAAATTTCGCCAAAGGCCCAAACCTAAGTTATCATTTACCTCAATGTTATTCTCAGCACAAATGCTGGTGTATTTTTCAGTTGCTTCCTCCACAGTCATATTCATGTGTTGTGCGCTCTTTTCTATTTCGTTTTGCATTATTTCGCTTAACATATTTTCACTTCCTTTTTTTTCAGATTAGTTGTCCAACCATCCATGATAGTAATACTTTCGGAGTCATGGTAGTTGAACGATATTCGCTTTCTCCGACTGTTCTTAACAGTTTATACTTGGTAGTATTATCCAAGCCATCCGAAGCAATTACAGCATTATGCAAACCTAAACAGATTTGTTTAACGCTACGACCTTCATAAATAATTTTATGAAGGTCTGCAAGTGCTTTGTTTGGATTCTTATTTAAGATTTCAATTAGTATTTCATTGTATTCCTGATGAGATGTTTCGATTTGTTTTGATAACGAGAAGCCCGATGATTTGGCCGCTTGTATCTCAGTAATCGCCCTGCGTAAGTCACCATCCACCTCATATATGAAGGTTGCCAACTCATCATCAGCAAAGACATTTATTTGCTCTTTTTGAAGTATTGATTTGATTACTTCAAAAATGACTTCATTAGTGAGTGGCTTAAAATGATAGTTAGCACACCTGCTTTGTAATGCGTGGATGATTTTACTTCTATCATTACAAGTGATAATGAATCTAATATTAGACGCATAACGCTCCATGATTCTTTTCAGTGCGTTCTGTGCATCATTAGTCATACCATCCATCTCATCTAATAACATTATTCTAAATGCTACATCTCCTATTGTTCCACTTTGTGCAACATTTTTAATCATAGTTCTAACTGTTTCAAGTCGTCTATCATCGGAAGCATTTACTTCTACATAGTTATCTTTGAATCTATCCTTCAAGAAATCCTTCGCTAACGCAATTGCCGCACCTGTTTTACCATTTCCGGGATTTCCGTATAATAAAACATTAGGCATATTATTTTCTTCAACCCAACTTTGGGCATCCATAACAAAGTGTTCTTGTCCTACAATTTCTCCAATCTTATTGGGCCGGTATTTTTCTGTCCATAACATTTTCATCTTCCTCTTTTAATTTCCATATTGTTTGTTTGGTTTCATTACAGAAACCGTTTTTAGTTGCCATACCTCTAAGAAGCATAGCAAGTTGTGTGATAGTCGGGTTATCATGCCTTGTGTTAGTTTTCAATTTTTTTCTTCCCTTTCTATATCCTGTAATAGAAGGTCTAGTTTCTAACTCAAACATAACTTCCGATGTTGTTAGTTCTCTATTTTCTTCTAAAATAATTTTTATTCTTTCTTTAAGTCTTTTTTGTTTCATAGGTAATCCCCCAATGTTGTTTGCTGAACCTTAATAGGGTCAGTCTTTTTTCTTCTTCTCTTTTCTCCTAATTTTAGGATACGACATTCGCCGTTATTTAACTTAGATTTTGCATACGCTACAAATTCTTCGTCCTTAACAAATTGCTTAAGCAATCTTTCTTCCCCTGTTTTAATACCCACTCTCTTAATTAGTTTGGGTTTCTGTGAATACTTCCCACGCTTAGGCATTTTTACCTGTCCTAAAGTTTTACCTCCATGACAGTATGCCAACATTTCGTAAAAGTAAATCTGTGACCATCTTCGTTTAACTACACCATCAACAAATAATAATTTGTTTGGGTGCATATTCTCAACTAACCAAGACAACACTTGAGTATCGGAAGGTTTGTTGTGTTTTAATATCTTTGCCACTAAATCTCTATCTGATTCTTTTAGAAACATAGAAACCAATGAATAGGTGTCTTGGTCAAGAGTTAGAGGTTCTTGTGAGCGAGGTGCTATATCTAATACTTTCTCTCTAAGAAACTTATTAGAACCTGCTCTTTTAATCTGACACATTGCTTTAATGTCTTTAGGTACAGACTTCTCATTCAAAGAAGTGATTATAACTTGACCTCTAAACTTTCTAAGAACATTGAGAATAGCATCCTTCTTTGGTTTAATATGAATATCTTCAATAATGATACCGTTATCTATTGGTAGAGAGCCTAAATCTTTAATGTCCATTTCATCAGCATAGCAAAGAAAAGCATCGGGTAGCATACTTCTTGCCTTTGTAGTTTTACCTGTGCCTGTCTTTCCGGTTAAGAGTATTGGTCTTTTTAAATCCATTGTTGTAAATCCCAACATTAAACCCCCTTCAACTCAAAAAGTCTTTCAAGACCTTCTAATTGCAAGTGGCGACCATTGGAAACAATGTCCACACATTCTCTAAATGTAGTCCACTCATTGTTAGCATCAGGTAGTTCTTCGGGTACTAACTGCATCAACTTAAACAATGTCTTTATTCCCCCTATTCTAAGGATAGGTCTTGGCCTACCTTTATGTTCTGCTTCTTTATACTTAGAATCAATTTGATGTTGTTCAAGACTTCTCTTTATAGCAAGAAGAAAATCACTGTCTGCTCTCAAGTTAATTCTAAGTCTTACTCTATACCCTATTTGAGAAGTATCATTTTTTTCTAGGTAAATGTCAGTTTTAGACATTCCTAACATAATTCCTATTAACATATCTTTACTATACATATTCATTCCTCTTTCTTTGCATAATCATTATGGTCGGGCCAATAGCCTTCAACTTGCATATTAGTTTCCAACCAAAAGAAGTGAGCCGCTTCAATGGTATCTTTACCACGAATTACAGCATTTCTTTCAGCATTAGCAACCATGTTTCGTATGGCGGTATCTGTCCATTCCTTCAATAGCCTAATTGCACCATGACTGATTGATAAATCAGTTTCACTCGTAGCAATCTTACGAAGACTGAAAGTAGTATTCATCTTGTATTTTTCAGCAGGTTCCGGTTCGGGTGTAATAAACTCTTTATCTTTGAAATAAGGAACAAGCGTTGCCTTCATCTTTTTTGGCCTACCTTGTGTTGTAGTCACATCTTTTAAATGAGCATACCCGTCTTTATCAATATCAATACATGAGTATGTCTTAAAGTCAATTACTGTTAATCCTCCTACTTCAATCATTTCAATCTCTCCACATCTTCAATAGTGTTAATGTCTGCTACGAACTTATCGTCACGGATTCTTTTCATCCGAGGGAAACGCAAACCAATATTTCCCTTTGCATCAGTGCTAACCAAATCGGCCTTTACTTCCAAAACAATTCTTGGAAGGAACTCATATCGTCCATCAGAAAAGTTTTCCACAATCTTTCTAAGTTGTCCGGTTAATGTAATTAGTTGTAAATCGGAAAAGCCCGTACCAATTGAACCTATGTTTGTAAAACCATTATCAGACTTTACTCCGATTTCAAATGTACCAAATACATTTGACCTACGACCTTCCCCATAAGATGCCGCAAGAATAACCACATCTAATTCAATTTGTGGCGGTTTGTATTTTGCCCAACCTGTGCTTCTTTTGCCCGCTTCGTATGGCATAGAAGCATCCTTTACAATAATACCTTCAAACCCATCATTTATTGCTTGATGGTAAAAAGCCATAACATCTCCTTCTTTATCCATACGGTGCGCTTGGTCTGGGTTTGATTTAAAAATCTCTAATCGTTCAAAATAAGATAAGTCCATAAGGGTGCGCTCTCCCCACTTCAAACAGTCGAAGATAACCCACCGTACCGGCACTCTATTCATGGCCTCGGTATGGTCTTTAGAATGCACTCTCGTACCCATTTTCTTATGCTCATCGGGCGTTCCGTCCTCTTTGATTGGGTAGATTTCACCGTCGAAAATCGCTTGCATAACTTCGTAATTACTTATGAGTTCTGCAACATCAGCGAATTGAGGGGTCACGATATTACCTTTACGATTAAAGATAATTACATCTTCTCCATCTTTGTGGATTTGATACCTATTACCATCATACTTATAATCAACGATTCTGTTTTTAGGCCACTTATTCATAGGCACTTCTTTTGCTAGCATAGGTTTAATGAACTTACCATGAGTTAAATTACACGGAGGTTCTTCTCCACGCTCATAGTGAGATACTACGCTTTCGATTGAATTAAAATTACAATGCTTCTTAACGATAGCCTGTTTCTTATTAAAGTGCTTTGCAATAATTTTCTTTACTACTCCATCCCGCAAACCATTTCTTGTTGTTTTCAACCAATAGCGAATGAACCATTTTGCTTCTAAGGCAGATAAGTCTGCTAAGAAAGAATCAACTGTTCTATACGCCTCGGAATCTACACCTGCACAATCTAATGAAAGAATCCTGTAAAATGTAGCAAGACTGTGTTCTGTTTGAGTCACTGCTGATGGGTCAAGATAATAAATAGCATCGCCTAAATCATCATGGACATTATATTCTTGTTCGATTTCATCATCAAAACAGTTATACATTTTAGTTAGCCACTTCTTTGCTTTCGCAAGCCCAATATTATTGGATGGGTATTCTTGCGAAAGAATAGCAAAGAATGTTGCTTTGTCTTCAAAATTCTCCAGTTCCCTCGAAATTAGCGTTGCTTGTTGTGTTGGAGTCAATAACTCCGTCGCTTCTAATAATCTCGTAAATTTTTTCATTGTCATCTATAATCACTTCTCCTTTGTTTATTTTTATAATTAATTCTTTTAGAAGGTTGCTTATCTTTCCTTCGTTCTTTTCTGAATAAGACCACATAGCGTTTGCTAAGTATTCCCAATCACTCTTCTTCACTAAGACCACCTATTAATCTTGTGAAATTAACATTCATCATGTGAACAGCATTTGCTTCTTGGACTTTATTAAGTGTTAGAAACTTATCTGCCATTGTCATTAGTGTTGCTTGACTGATAAAAATCGCATACTTAGAAAGTTCTTCGTCTGTTTGTATTTCCCAATACATAACATATGTTGATTTGGTGTATTGGTTAGATTTACTCATTGTAGCAAATTGCTGATTGAATAAATCAAGCCATCTACCTTCAAGTTTCTTTCTCATTCCTTTAGCCCAAATGTTCATGGACTTATCTGTTTGCCAATGTTCTTCATAATTCATTCTTCTTCCTCCTTATTTTGATTTAGTGCTTGCTTCACAAGAGCCACATTTGTTCTTTCCTGTTCCATGAACAAATTTATGACATTCATAAATTTAATTGAACAACTCTCAATGTGATGCTTTTGAACTCTACAACACTTGCCTGTGTTTGTTTCGTAAAGCATTTGTTCTTCAACATACTGAGCAAATAAATCTACAATAGCACTTGCCTTTGAAGCAAATCTAGGAACAGCACCGTTTCCATATTGCCTATTTTGATTTGCCTTGCGAACACTTTTTCTTGCCTGTGATTCTGCTATTCTTTTTTCTTGAAATTCACTCATCTAAAACCCTCTTTAGTACACTTAATAGTTTCTTTGCTTCTTCCATATTCAAACGAATACCTTTCCTTGTTGGCTTGTTGTTAGAGTGCCAACGAATATCCAAGACTTTGATATTATAATACTCTCCTGTTTTAATAAGAATCTCATCTGTTGAGTTTCTGGCTATTGTTCCTTTGGTTTCAAAATCATCACTCATTGAACCACCCCTGTTTGAATTTATCTAATTCCTTTCTTGAAGTAAAGTATCTTGGTGTATCTAAATCATCAAGTCTATTAACAATCCAACAAGAACCACCTAAAGAAGATACTTGGACTATTTCATATTGTCCATCATTAACATTAATTACTTGAATAGTATTCATTTCTGGAACTAAACCATAAGTCTTTGTGATTTCACTTGCTACTTCATGGATATTATCAACAACATACTTAATGATGTGCGCTCGCTGAATAGGAATCTTAGGAGCAACCTTGATTGATAACTTACCTTTCATTCCACAAACCTTACATTTGTTTCCTTCACAAATAGGACAAGGTATTTCAGCATTATGAGGTGCTGGTAATGTCACTGTCACTGCTCTCTTTTTCATATTATTCCTCCAAAAGAACAGCAACTTCAGTAGTTAAGAACAATGAAGCAATTGAAATAGCCGCATTAAAACTTCCCTTAGTCACCTTTACAGGGTCAATAACTCCCGCTTCAAACAAATCTTCATACTTTTCAGTAAGAGCATTATAACCATAGTGCGGGTTTCCATTTTGGAATACAGGAAAAGGTACATCACCATGACCACCATTTTGCAGTAAAACTTCGGCAGGTTCAGACAGTGCATCATAAACAATCTTATGTCCGGTCTTTTCAATTGCTAGGTTCTTTCTAGCATTTAGCAAACCATATCCACCACCAACAATAATGCCTTCAGCAAGTGCGGCCTTAGTTGCATTTAGAGCATCATCCAACCGTTCTTTCTTTTCACGCATTTCAAGAGATGAAGATGCACCAATTTGAATTGTAGCGATACCTCCACTCAATCGAGAGATTCGCTTCTTCAAACGCTTCTTATCAAAATCATCATCAATTGTATCGAATACTGACTTAAGAGTATTGATTCTCTCATCAGCAGAATTACCCCCAATAATAGTAGTGGATTCTTTTGTAATGATAATCTTCTCACAACTACCAAGTTCATCAAGAGTCACCAATTCGGGGTCGTCTTTGCTTTCATCAGTATAAAGTCTACCACCAACAATAGAAACAATGTCACCAAGTTCATCTAATTGAGCATCACCAAAATTAGGTGCGGTGACAACAGCAACTTCAATTGTCTTTTGTAGAATATTCATAATGATATTGTTTAATGCTGTACCATCCATTCCTTTAACGAATAGAACAATTGGTCGCTTTTCTACTGCGGCCATTTCCAACATTGGCAATACTTCTGAAAAATTCTTCATAGCCAAATTAGAAGTAAAGATAAGAGGGTTAGTGAATGTTGTTTTACCATCTTCACCATTAGCCATTAAATGACTTAAGTACCCTTCATCAATCTCCAAACCTTTACGAATAACCATACTCGTTCTATGGCTATTTGATTCTTCAACAGTAATAATTCCATCACGCCCGACTCCTTCCAAAGCAGTGCTAATTAGACCACCAAGATATGCGTCATTGTTTGCGGCAATAGTAGCGACATTCATAATATCAGCATCACCAATATCACAAGCCATCATTTCAAGGTGTTCAATAACAATGTTCTGTGCTTCTTTCAATTCCCTAGAAAGAGTATGAAGGTTCGCAACATCAGCATTATTGATTTGTTCACACAATGCTCTCGCAATAACACAAGCAGTTGTTGTTCCATCACCGGAATTGTCTTGTGCTTTATTTGCCAAGTTTTGAACCATTTGAACACCCATTTGAACATAAGGGTCTTCATGTGAAACATACTTCGTAATAGTCACACCATCGTTAATAATGACAGGCGGACTACCTTGAAGAATTACTGTCTTTGCTTGTGGCCCAAGTGTAGGTAATACTGTATCAGCAACCAAATTAATTCCTTGTAGTAGTTTTTCTTTAACTTTTTCTCCATGTATAATCATATCTTATTCCTCCTTAAAACGATTTGCCATGCATATATTCACGGCTTTGATTGTATTCAATCTTAGCGAGAATCGCACCCGCTATATCCAAATCCATACCAAACGAATAATCCATAATACGAATTACAGCGTCGGCTAATTCTTCTTCAAGAGAAGAAAACTCAATAATCTTACTTGATGAAGGGTTTCCATCTCTAAGAGCCTCAAGTGCTTCACTAATTTCAGCATGGATTAAAGCCATGCGTTCACCATCATTAGGTTCTTCTTTCCAAAAACCATGATTAACGGCATTCATATAGACTTTCTTTGATACACTATTCCAATGTCTTTCAAAATGACTCATCATTCATCACCTTCATAGGCATAAATCTTAGTAAAGGGTACAACAGTTAAAGAACCAATCATTTGATACTTAGTTCCTGTATTATCAAAATACACTGTTTTACCTACCAAGTATTCGTATTCCTTGCTAGTGCTTAGACACTTACCTTTATTATCGGCTTTGCTAATAATACCACTACTTCGACTTGTTTGTTCTGTTTCAACAAGAATCCAATCTCCGCAACCTCTTAAAATCATTCAATCCATCCCCCGTCGTTGAGGCCAAGAAGATGCTAAGTTTGTTTCAGCGATTACTCGAAGCGATGCAAATAACTTTTCACGCTTATCTTCTGCTTTCTCAGAATTATCTGACAAAGTGCTTTCTAATTCATCTACAATCCTATGGATAATTGTCGCAGTTTCTTCATCTATATCATCATAGCCATTTTCTTCTACGGTATTAATCCAATTAAATAATTGTGCAATTCTTTCTTCCCAATTAATCATTCTTCTTCCTCCTTTCCAGCAATTCGAACCCAAGCCTTATTCATGTCTTTATCAACAAATGTATAAACATGGGTCTTATAGAACTTTTTGAGTTCTGCTGTCCTTTTGCCAGCCTTTCCCCAAGTCACCCCACGCTCGGTTTTGGGAACATTGGAATCTGAGGGATGCCGACTCGAATGTTTTTCTGCCCTTTCAGTTAAGGTAATAAATTCATATTCCTGCATTGGCCTATCTTGATTTTTGTACATTGTGCTAATTCCTTCTTTCATTCTTCTTCACTTCCATTCTTGTATTGTGTTGTGTATAATCCATTTTTATGAATACATAATTCATTTGGGGTGGATTGTTCCCAATGTCCGAAATGTTCGGGACCACCTAAAACATAGGCACTTTCCATCAATGGTTCCCAAATAGAAACAGTTCTCCAATCAGTACCACTGAAATATGCGGCTCCAAAAGGATGAGTATGAATCCAGCACTTTACAGGTAGTTTCATACCAACAGGGTCAATCTTAAAATCAACAAAACCTGCTGTTCCGTAAGAGATATGTAGTTTATCTCCACCATCAACAACTACTTGAACTTCAAGCCCATTTAGAATAACAGTTGATGCTTTCCAAATAGAAAGGTGAAAGAACTCATTCGTAAAGTCCTTGTCTGCTCTAATGTATTCTTCCATAATAGAAGATTCAATAGCATCTTGAAAGAATGCTCGTTCTTCCACCATATCCTCAAATGCTTGAATACTTTGCTTATCCATCTCTTCCAAATAATCAGGGTCATAACTACTCATTTTAAACACCTCGCAACTTGTTCAACTTCTTCTCCAACTTGGCCGCCTTCTTAGCCTTTCGTGCTATTCTACGACGCTTCCAACGGCTCATATTGGTATTCTTAGCCTCTTCCTTCTTTCGCTTTGAAATGACTTTAGCGGCCTTCTTAAGCATAGCAATATGTTCAGGTTGTTCACTATCAACAATCATTTCTAACCTTTGAGCAAGTGAAGCATAACTTCGACCAAATTGATTTCTTGCTTCATCAATTGACAATTCATAGAAATTACACAAGAGTTCAAATTCCTCTTCATTTTTCCAATGCTTTTGGCTTCTTTCGTGCTTTCGTTCTGGAAGTGCTTCCAATACTTCATTTACTTCCCTAAACATTTTCTTCTCAGCGTTTGAAAGATGGCGAGTGGTTGGATTACCATGCTTTTCAACAAAGACTTCAATCTTTTCAGGTAGTGTTTCCGCCTTTGGCCTAATCTCATTTTTCTTAACTAGAATATCCTTAATCATTTGACGCTTAAAAGAAATATACTTTGAAGTTTGTCCACCTTTCTTAAGTTTAGACCATCGAGCAGAAATCGAAAACTTAGTCCTGTTATCGAATGAATCAACGAGTTCTTCGCAAACAGACTTTTTCATTCCGTTTGTGATTTCACAATCATACATTTTTTGAAGCAAAATTTTGTCTTCTGCGGCACTCCATCTTTTTTGATTTCTTGGTGTGTGTTTACTAACAACCTTTACAGTAGATTTTTTCGTTTGTTGGTTTTCACCAACAAGTTCGGCAATTGCGTTTCGCAGGAATGATTTACTCAACTGTCCTTTAAGTGAACTAGAGTACAATGTGTTAGTAATAGTATTAATATCCTTCTTGGTAGTATTATCGTCAGTTGTTAGGTTGGCGTAGTATCTACACTGTTTCTTTGTTGCTGGCTCATAATTTTCTGGTATTTTCATTTCTTCTTCCTCCTTATTTTGATTTTGTTTTTCGACGAACCATACTATTTTATTACGGATATTCGCCCCTGTTTTCTTAACAGAATATGTTTGTTCTAACCTCCTTGCAATAGCGTTCCAAGTTAATCCTTCTTCTCTTAATTTTAAAACAAATTCAATTTGTTCGTCTGTCCATTTATTATATTTATTCATACATTCACAACCTTATATTGGCATACTTCTTCTTGATTCATATATCTTTGAATCCATTGTGCGCCCATTCCTGCAATAACAATTTGCATAAAATGAACGGCTTTGTTTGTTCCATCCCAAGAATCTCCTTGACAACTAAATGACCCATCTTTACCTGCTAAAAGCGTATCGTACATTTTGGGGTCGGCTTGATAACTAACAAGGGCGGCGTTCCTACCTTGCGCCCGTAAGTCTAACCACTTAATACTTGTGTTGTAAAGGGTTCGTCTAACCGACAAATTATCCACACAACAGATAACCAAGTCATAACCAGACATTTGCTTTTCAGTCAGTATTGGGAACTTTGAGTAGTGGTTCACTGATTCATATTCATTCATCATAACACTAGCCTTATTCTGCCCAACATGACCTCTCTTAAAGTTTTGATATGTTAAGTTCTTTGTTTCTACAATATCGGGGTCTGCAACAGTAATGTTGTATAGTCCGACTTTATCTAAGTATTGAGTCAAGAATGACCCAATGCCGCCTGTTCCAATTATTAGTATTTTTCTCATATTTATTCCTCCTTATATTTCATTCTTTGTTCTCTCATTTTTTTGTCGTAGTTTTCTTCCCACTTCAAATAGTCCTCTTCCCACAATATGTGCATATGCCAATCAGCAGAATGTTCTTTCAAACCTTTCCAATCAACTTCCATTGAACAATATTCACAATTTTTATCATCACATAGTTCGCCGCTTCTTTCTTCTGTGTCAAAACAAAGATAAGAGTCATATTTGAAATAGTATTCAACATGATACCCCTGCTCTCTCCTTTCTTTTACCCACTTACTTTCAGGAGTAAGAGGCAAAACATCATATTCAGCAACTATGTGAATTTCACAAACAGGACAATCCCATTCAGTTTCTGCCAAATGCCATTCTTCAATAGGCATAGTGTGGGTTCTTAGAAGAACTTCTGCCTTTTCACGACAATATGGGCAATCACTTTGTAGGTTTTTCATAGTCTCAACTATGTTGTTTTCCCTTTCAATCTCAAATTCATTCATTCTTATTCTCTCCTAATTCACTAAATTGTTTGCCTTTTACTTGGGCACAAGTTGAAAGACCTATTAATCCTAAAAGGTCTTTCGTTTGTTGTTGTATTGCTGACCTTGAAACTTCTGTCTTTTCAGAAATAATAGTCAGTGTTATTTTTGGATAAACAAAGATATTCTTTGAAATCCAACAAATGCTTTCATAGTAAGCATTTCTTTTATTATATTCTCGCTTTATAACAATAGACTCAAAGAACTCTAAAGTTTCCAGACATTGTGAAACGAATACTAAATCGCTACTTATTTGATTAGCCGATTTCTTTAGAAGAAACATAGGGTCTGGTTGCATATGCTTGGCATTACCACCATAATGTTTCTTGATTCTTCTAATCAATCGGTTTATGCTTTTTCCGCCACAGTTAAATTCTTCACACGCCGCTTTCAACTTAACAGGTGTTCTATTCTCAAATAAAACAAACCAAGCCACAGCAGTTCCTCTTACTTCCAAAGAAGCAGAAGAAAAGATATTCTTAGCGTGTAATTCACGATACAGAATACCGGCTCTATCTCTTAGAGATGTTTCAGTCACACCTAAAGAAGAAAGAACTATTTGTGAAAATACAACACCTTTTCTTAGGTGTCCATCCTTTGATACAAAACGGTTTTGAGTATTTGCTAACTTGCTATATCCTTTAATGTTGCTTCCTAAGATACCTTTGTCTGGTGAGCGTGTCACTTCTTCATTGGTTTGTATTCTTACAGACTGTTCAAACAACTCGGTTGCTACTATCAGCCCACAGTATTGACAGGCAGTTTCGCCTATAATTTCATCATACTCAAAATCATTCCCTTTGCATTCTACACATCTCATTAAAATCCTTCCTATTTTTATTTGGTTCCGATACTATGTATCGCTTAATTGTATTTACAATCTGTATTGTCATATTGTCATTTAATAGAGCCATCGCTCTTGCGGCAAATTGGTCGCCAAGAGATGAACCCCTTGACATATTATCAATACATATTGGTCCCTTCCAAACCCACTTACATAAGTCTATGGGTATTGGTTGGTTGCCTTCATCTAATTCCATTTTAGGTTGCAAAACAAAAGTTGAAACCTTTTGTATATCGCTTTTAAATTGGTTGTCTGAAATAAGCCAATCATAATGATTACCTTTAATATACAAAGCAGTAGGGTTTTTACCGTCTTCCATAATCAATTTTAGCCTTTCGCTGTATTGTTCTGCCATTTCAGTTAGAAGTTGAACGGCTCTTTCTTCAACAATATCTTGCTGTCTGTTTTGCTTAAGAAATTCCCTCATCAAATGAAGTTCATTTTCAGTAGGTTCCCTACCAATAACGAAAGTATAAAGTTTCTTTATACCGAAATAGGCAAATTTTGATTTTTTCCTACCATCAATAAAGAACTTGCACATATTATCCAAATCTCGATTTTTGATAGTACCCCAAACACCATCGGATATTTCAATCGCACATTCTTTATCCGAAATTTGTTGAACTGCTAACCTAACCTCAATCTTTTTGAAGTCACTAAAGAAGTGATAAGGCATTCTGTTTTCAAGACAATACTTAGTACGCTCGCTCAAAGATAGAACAGTCATTAAAGACTTCATTAATTTAACACTATCTGTTTCTCTAATAGCAGAAAAGGTCACTCTTGCTAAAGCATTTGTGATAGTGCTTAGTGCTTCACCTTTACCGTTCAAATAATATCTATTTCCTTTCAATTCTAAAGCCACAGGCAACGAACCAATGTATATTAGAAATGGCCCTTTTGACCAACGAACATTATTCCTTTGGTCTTTTCTAGATAATATCTTTCTCCACCAACCAACTAGTCCTGAATGAACAGGGTCTTTATCGTTTCTGTTATATGTGACAAACTGTTCTTTTGAGTACCAATGTATATTTTCGGAGGAAATTTCAACAGGGTTAAAATAATCTCTACTATCATCGGGTTTTTTAATTTTTAATTTTATTGTCATGTAATCACATCATATATATATTGTCAATTTTATTATTACTCGCACATTCTATGTGCATTTCTTTTTTAATTTCTTCTGGTAATAACAACTGCCCACCACAAATGCGGCAAGAGGTCGCTATTCTTTTTTTGTAGGCTCTATGGCTTGTGGTGTATTTAGGGTCTTTTTCTTTCATCTATTCCACCTGTAATTTCCTTTACACAATTTGCATTCGTGTCCACATTCGCCTTCATTTGAGGAATGATACATAATAGCATGGTGTCTTACCAAGAGGTTATCATTTAACCATGTGTCAAATCCAATTTTTACAGCATCTTCAAATTCCCAAAGAGCCGTATATAGGGTTTGTCTTAGTCTAAATTTTCTATCATCCTCATCATCTAGTTCATCACATACTTCTAATGCTAGCAGAAGTTTAATTCGTGAAACATGGGAAAAGTCATCCATTACAGTTAGCAGGCTATTTTTTTGATGGGTGTATGGAAGTTTAATCCATCTTTCTTCCATAAGCCCACCTCAAATTTCACAAAGCCCGCCAGCGCAAGCAAGTTCACCGGATAAATCAGTATTATCTTCCGACTCAATCACTTTAGTCAAATCAATATCTTCCAAAAGGTTATACATTTCTTCGTATTGTTCTTTAGTAATTGTTTCAAATGGTGCTTGTTTATAAGTTCCACCATCATAAGGAAGAACAGCAAGACCGTTGTAGTAATGTCGATTAAACCACATCCATTCTGCAACATCATCCCATTCATCATCTTTGATTGAGATAGTAGCAGAAACATTATGAGTGTTCATACCATCAACATGACCGTTGCGAACCCAACGAATGCTAAATTGTTTTACTCTTTCAAGTAATTCAAATACGCTTTCACTTCGAGTAGTGGCTCCTTCCGGTGCTTTTTGTGGAATGCTAATCACTGCTTGTTCAGTAGGGTTAAAGTATTCATCTTCTACTAATTCAGGATGATTGTTAAGTAGATAACCATAAATTGCTTCGTTTTTACCTACACGAATACGACGAATATAGTTTTCGTCATGCCAAGCATGAATACCACTACTTGTTCCAAGAACAAGAGAAGTCGTTCCTGCCGGTTTAACGCAAGTAATTCGGCTTGCTTCATTAATTCCAATTATCTTAGCGATTCTATGATTTTCAAGTTTTGCTTGAAGTGACGCAGATTCAATATCTAACTTTTCAACAACATTAGAAGCAATACCTGTCATAGATACACCAAGCAAAGAATCTTTTTCAGTAGTCTTTCGCCAAATATCACGAAGGTAGTGGAAGTCTGTATATCCAGCCTGTAATGTTCCTAAGAAAGCGGCGGCTTTAACACGGTCTTCTAAATCCTTTTGTCCTTCAACAGTAGAAGCATTTACTTCTGTTAGATTACAGAATTGGAAAGGTCTTAGTGCAATTTCACAACAAGGATTAGTTCCCCAATCTTTATCATTGCTAAAATAAATTCCGGGTTCTCCAGAACCACTTAATTGAATCCTTTCCCAAACTTGCATAAAAAATTCTTTATTAATTCTATGTCGTAGTAATACTGCTGAGTTGTTTGCTCTACCCCGTTGTGGATTATTAACATACCATTCACCTGCTTTACAAGCAAGCATTTTAGAATCATCAGCACTAAACAGGCTAATCATAGCGGCACGACGAATACCTCCTGCGAGGACAGCATCAGCCAAATGGCACATAATATCATGTGCTTGAAGCGAATCAAGTTTAGAACCATTAGGTAGGTTTTGTAAAATACCTTCGACCTTTACTAAACATTCACGCAAAGGTTGAGGGCCGGGTGCTTTTCCACCAGAAGTCTTTAATAAAGAACCTTTAGGTCTAATATCAGAATAGTCAAACTTAGGACTATCTTTCTTTACACCCATATAACATTCCATAAGAACCTTTACTGCGTCAGCCCAACCTTCAATTGAATCATTAATTAAATAGCGGCGTTGTCGAGTATTGTTAGGTTGTCTTATTTCGGGTAATTGCTCAATATGGTGACGCTGGACAGAATACCCAACCCCCGTTCCACCGAGAAGTAAAAACATAGATTCACTAAAAGCAATATAGGAGTCAATAGGCAAATAAGCGCAGTTATAAACCCTATTTGGGCTAATCTCCACAGGCTTTCCGCCAAATTGCATAGAACGCATGGACGGTAGAATCTTCCTTGTTCTAACATAATTTTTGTATATCTCATTTATTTCCTCTCCTAGTTCGGGATATGTTTTGATGTGCATATTTTTATTTCGGGTGACTATCTCATCCCATGTTTCTCTTCGTTCACTTTCCGGTAAAAACCTTGCATATTTCATATGTACGGTAATATCGGAGAGTATCTGTATTGCTTTGTTTTCAGTCATAATTAACACCTATATTTACTTGCTTTTGGTAATTCTAGAAGAGAAGAAAAAGAATGGAGCCATTCACCATTTTTGTAAATGACCCACTCTTTTTCTTCTATAAACTTCCATTCATCAAAGTCTTCGATTGCTGAATTACCATGCTTAGAGAAAAGCATTTCAACACTCTCGAAGATATTACCCCGATAATTTATTTTTGATTGGCCCTTAGCGCAAATTTTCCCGTGTTTGCCTTGCGCTATCATATACATCTCTTCATAAAAATCTGCCTTAAATAAAGCCAATTCTTCATATACGATTGGTTGAAGCATTTTCCAGCCTTTTGTTTCCAAAAAGAGTTTCAATGCTTCTGCTGATACAAAGTTGCGAATGTCCATAGTTGCCACACCCAAAAAAGGGTAGGGTACAGCCTAACGGCCATACCCCACCCAAATTTTGCAACTTGCAAACGGTTTAAGAACCTTGCTTATCCGCCGACGATGGCAGGTACTAAATCAACATTTTGAACAGTTTCCCAATTAATATCAGTGATTGATTCCCTTGCTACCATATCACCGTCAATAAAGACCCAATGGGTAGGGTGTGTGTCAATTTGTTCAATAACCGACTCACTAACTAAAGTGAGGTCGGTGTGGCCTGTTTCGTTCAAAATTCGTAGTTTAATCATTGTGATTCCTCCGTTGTGTTCTCTCCACTGTCTGTACCCTTATAAACCGATGCGGTTCGGGCTGTCTTTTCATTTTTCTTCATTTTCTTGTTATTCATTTTTTTCACTTCCTTAAAAGTTATCCTCATATTCTCTATCTTCTTTCTCAAACTTTCGCTGTTCTTCAAGATAGCCGGTAAGAATCATGTCCATCTTATCCTGCATATCATGTATAATTCCAGCAATAGTTCGTCGTTTTAGGCTAATCCAAATGCGGTGATAAGTATTGATAATCACCACAGGTAAATCGTCTTCATTTGCTTTGATAATAATAGGGGGTAATTCCCTATCATCAACAAATCTCATCTCAACCTTTGTTTCTCTTTCTAATGTATTCATTCGTATTCCTCCATATCAAAATTTGGTAGCACTAAGGCAACTACCTCTCCGTTTTCGTCGTATTCCTTTTGCATAATCTGGTCAAATACCCACTTAGCATCATCACTGATAACTAATCGAGTTTCATCGGACCTTGCTGAGAATAATGCACATTCTACATTCTTAAGGAATCGTTCTTGTAAAAGCCTTACACAGTTCTCACTGTATATAATAAGACTTTCATCATCTAAATATAACTCACTTTCTTTGACAACTTCAATAACTTGGTCCAAAGTAAGGTAGCCTTGATTATACAACAAGTTTAGCAGGTTTCTGTCAATTAGGCCCATCATGTCATATTCCTCATTTGTAATTTTGATGGTCATGCCAACACCTGCAACCATGCTACGAGGTAGTCTTTGTTCTTTGCGCCTACAAGTGACTCAAGCCTACCATAATTAGGATATTCTTCTTTATCCAATATAGCAATCATAGTGTCAGCAAGCAATTTAGCCATAAATGTCGGACTTAATTCAACAAAGACCTTTGAAAGTTCCCTGCTTATTTCCATCTTCATATTCTCATGTGCCAAACATTGAACACATTGAACACGCATCATCACATCATGTTGATAATCGGCTTTCATAATGTGTCCTACATTATTACATTCTTCACAAATCATTCTTCTTCACCTTTCCAATACCAAGTTTGTTGACCAAGTTCATCAACTGTCATTCCCAATTGTTTAGCAATAACATCCATTGGTACACACATATACCAACCGATTTCACGACTTTGGCCGTTGTAGCCTTTGTAGTGCTTTCTCATAAATTCAATAATTTCATTCATTCTTCCTCATCTCCAAATAAGTCAGCATAAGAACCGTCTTCTTCGTGCGCTTCACGGAGTACGCTTTCATAATCGCTCATTCCAACTTCGTATGCGATTCTGTCCATTCTATACAAGGTTAATGAAGCACTGCATTCAATACCACATACATCAATTGTGCCATATAGTTCATCGAGCATATCATCATAGTATTCTCTCATAATATTCATATTCATTCTTCTTCACCTGCTCCAAGATGGTCTTTCAATTCTCGCAGTTCTTGTAAAATCAAGTATAGTATTTGTTCCATTGTGTTCATTCTTCTTCCTCCTTTTTTGTTTTTAACCCATAAGATTTAACTACTGCACAAAACTCTTGATGGGCATATAATAAATCCCAATCAATGTCTTCTTGGTAATCAACAAGTGGTGTTTCATAACCACAAATACATTCTGCACTAAGTTTCATTCTTCTTCCTCCATTTTCACAAAAGCCCATTCAAGACCTTCATCTGTGTTTAGATTCATTGTAGTATCGTGCATTAGTTCAAAAAACCAACCCATGTCACTTGTTCTTAATTCAATTGTAATTTTATATTTATTCATTCTTCTTCCTCCAATTTGGCATTATATGTTTGGTTGAATGCTGCAACCTTTTTTGCCATCATATTATCATAATGGTCTTTAGGCCACCATTCAGGTGACTTTGTTTTCCAAGTGGCAAATTCCCACTTTCCTTCGAGATAGTAATGTCGATAAGACCGAATAACAAAATCCCAAGTATGTTTTTCTTGGGGTAGTCGGTATTTATCAAGCATAGCAATAGTCACAGGGGTTAAGCCTTTGACGGGATATTTGTGTTGTAATACAATATCATCATAGATATAACAATCTTTAATCCTTATATGAGAGCCATGTTCTTTACCGTAGCGACGAGTATATTCTTCACAAAGATGTAATCCATGTTCAAATAACCATTGAAGATTCTCAAAAGATTGCCTCGCCCAAATGGTTGAGGGGTGGTTTAACATGGCTGGCTTCATCAATGGCGAGTCATTATACCAATGAAATGCCTTAAGTCCGCTAAGGGTCGGCGAAAAACCATATTTTTCAATGTATTCCATGTAAAGAATGTTAGTATGCAACATTTGACAGGTTTCAGTAGGCATTTTGACAATATGTTTGTCAAGCATTTCTATTGCTGATTGACTTGGGCTTTCTGATAGTGCAAAGATATTCATTCTTCTTCCTCACAGTGAATATCAAGCAATTTGTTCATTATGTCTACAATCATATCGTTTACTTCGTAATCCATACCATTCACTCGTTCTCTTGCTACTTCTTTAATGTAGCAAAGTAGAGAAAATTCGGCATCTGTTATTTTTATTAATTCTTTCATAATTTTAATCTCCTTATTGATTTTTGGTATGCTTCATAGTGGCGCATACCATTAGCCACATATTGTTTGAACAGTATTACTCGCTGTTCTTCGAGGGCTATTAGCCTATTCAAGAACTTTTGCTTGAACAGGCGGTGGGAGCCAATTGGGATTATATCTTTCATATATTTCTTCATAACAACCATCACATATTTTTATCATTATTTTTTCTTCTATTTCAATTAGTTCAAGAGTCTGGAACTCTATAAACATATATTTTGTTGCCCCAAGTCCACAAGATGAACATTTAGGGCGTTTATTTGATTTGCCTTCTATTACGAAGAACTTCTTTATCCAATTTATCATATTAAAACCTCAAGTATTTTGGGGGAAGGATTGGACGAACCACCACCCGTCAAGAACCACATAAAGTGTGGAGTGAAAACTTTTCCTTCATTACCCTATAAAACCCAAATACCTGCCAGAATTAACCGGCTGGATTACTCTTGTTAAATATTCGCCTAAGCGTAGCCAAATGTCCTGCACTTAACTCCGTTCCTACGGCTAACATATCTTTAATCGTCGCTAAACTCCGAATTTCGTGACTTTGCAGTTTATCAATATCATAGTCAGGAAATCCATAATAGTCTTTCATGTCTTCAAATGTTTCATCTACCCTTTCTAAGATAGCCAATGCTTGCTTTTGTTTTCTTTCTAAGCGAATCAGTCGAAGTTTTTCGTTTTCGGCTTGCTGTATTTTAGCAAGTCGCTCTCTTTCTTCACGACCTGCTTCCCATGCAAGGTTCTGCAAACGACGCTTTTCACGGTATTCTTCTGCTTTCTTGGCTTCTCTTTCCATTTGAACCCTACGCATATCATCGTGTCTTTTTATCATTTCATTCTCTTTATCAACAACTGCTTGGTGAACTGCACGAAGAGCATAGAACAAGTTCAAATCTGCCCAAAGTCGGTCATTAGGATAACCATACTTTGTCACTTGATTCTTTGGATTATCGACATGATTCCATCGCCAAACAATAGATGCCATTTTATATCCATGGTCACCAAACTTGCCCTTTGCTCTTGTCATTAATCTTGAATACATATAATATCCCGCATTATTCCTTGCCAAATTTTTATCCTTGACATTGATTCGTGCGTCAAGGTCTTGAATTGCTGTGAACATCTCATTAAAATGCTCACCGTTTTCTTCCCACCAAGCATCGCTTTTCATTGTTTGAATGCGGTTTTTAAGCCAATCCTCAACCATAGCATCGGTAATATCCTCTTGCTTTAGATTCGTATTTTTCATAATTTGACGAATGATGAGGTATGAACCGATGTGGTCGGAACCAACTACTTCTTTAACGCCGGTCACAGTATTCTCAACTTGGAAATGATATGCAATATTACGACCACATAGGCAATAACCCAAATGCCCTGTATCTTGAACCCAATCAGGTTCTTGACCATAATGAGTGTGTTTATACACTTTACCGGTAGTTTCCCACTCATCCTTTGCTTCTTCATAATTGTCTGCGAATGATAGTTCAACCATCTTTCGTTTTAGGATTTTATCCCATCGACCATTACCTAGACTTCTTTTTGCTTCAATAATTTCTTCCATTTTAATTCCTCAATTCTTTGGTCTTGGACCAACATAGTATAGATTCTTTTTAGCCCTTGTAATTGCAACATAACAAATATTGCGTTCTTCTTGCATATTGGTTGCCTTCGGGTGTGGCATCCTTTCAGTAGCAAGGATATAAACATTGTCTGCTTCTAATCCTTTTGCTTTATGAACAGTAGAGAGCATAATATCTCCCTTTTGATTACCGTTGAATACTCGCTTAATTTCAGCGATGATTCCACGAACGGTATCGGCACGACTAGCAAAAATCATAATACATTTCTGTTTGTCTTCCAAGTTGTTTGCTTGGTTTTGCTTCTTTGCCTTGAGAAGTCGTTGCTTTTGCGTATTAAAATGCGTTTCAGCAAGTTCAACAAATTCATTTGTAGGCATTCCTTCCTTTTTTGTGATGTTATGTATTGCTGTAATCAATCCTTTGTGCATATCTCTTCCGAGAACATACGCTGATTTGCCTTGAGTTAGCATCTCATAGAAAGCACTCACCAATGGAGCATTGTATCTACAAAGAACAATGTCATTCTTCTTTGGATTAAAGTGCGAATTAACATGAACCGCACCATCTTCGGCAGTATCAAGGCAATTAAATTCCTTGACATATCGGTTTGCCTCAGCAACAACAGACTTTGGGCATCTCCATGTAAGAGTCATTGGGAAATACTTCACTGTTTTACCCATCTCCTCCAATCGCTTGGAAAAAATAGTCATTGAATTAGAATCTGCTCCACGGAATCCGTAAATCGCTTGATTTTTATCACCCACAATGATACATCTTCCACTTTTAGTGCATCGAACAATGAGTTCTCTTTGCATTTCATTGAAGTCTTGTGCTTCATCAACGAATAGCACATCAAATTGAGGCCAAGCCCAATCAAGGACAAGAGGCATCCAAATCATATCATCAAAATCAATTTGACGAGTATCACTCTTACACTCATCAAGAATGTTGCAAATGTTCTCAACTGACAAATCTTCATCAAGTGTTGTTTGGAACTTAATATCATAATAATCAATAATATTGCGGATAGCATCTTCATTAGTACAGTCAATCATAGAACCTTTCACAAGGCTGACTAACTTAACAAGTTGGCTAACACTTTTGAAATCTCTTCCTAGTGCTGGCATTTCGTCGATAATGTTCTTTACCTTCCACTTATTAACTTTAGGCTTAATTCCTTGCTTAAAGAAAGCACCAAAACCTAGTGCATGGAAAGTTTTTGCTTCTACTCCTTCGGGTAGTCGCTCTTGTAGTTCTGTTTGAATAGACTTGTTAAAACAAAGAAATCCTCGCTTTAGGTAAGTTGGTAGTCTTCCTGATGCTTCTACAATAGTAAATGTTTTACCGGTTCCTGCACCAGCACCTACTACAATATCATCATTTGTGTTTTCAATGGCATTCCAAATCGCTTCTTGTTCTGTGGTTCCTGTTATATTCATTTTTATTCCTCCTCGTTTGTGAATGGTGGGAATTGGTATAATTGACCAATCATTTCTCCCATCTCATCATATTGTGGTACTGCGTAATTAAACCCAATGTACCTAATTGCTTCTTCTGTAATTCCATAGTCGGTTCCTGCTGGACCGCCAATGTTGATTGTGTATAATTCAAAGCCCAAATGCTTACATTTAATCTTCAAAGCAATCATTCCTGCTCTAACTGCATTCTTTACAGGCAAAGGGTCTATTTCACAATGACCGTTTGCAATCAACGCATCTGCTAACATTTGCTTAGATACAGATTGCTTGTTCATTAATTCATTTATTAGTATTCGTTGTTCAATTTGTGGTATGTTCATATTTATTCCTCTTGTTTAACAGTTTGTTTCTTTATAGTCTTGGGAACTGTTAGTCCCAATGTGATGAGGAGGGCGTAGGAGATACGAATTAAATTGATTAACAATAACTGCTTCAATAGTCGCCCCGTTTCGTGTAGTTCTCAACTACGCCCATGAATGGTGGAACTTATCGGATTTGAACCGATGGTCGCTTGGTTATGAGCCAAGTGCATTAACCAAACTATGCTAAAGTTCCATAAAGGTGTCGGGTGCAGGATTTGAACCTGCGAACACAATTGTGACAGGAGTTTAAGCCCTGCGCCTTTGACCAACTCAGCCAACCCGACTTTTTGTTTAATTACTGTTTTATTGCTCAAAATGGTTCGATTGATGCAACAATGCCAAACAGCACTTATAGGGGTCCAATGGGTACTTAAAGGTGTGGCCCCTTCTGGAGTGGTGACTTTTGAGCGTTCAATAGAATGAACAATGCTACGACTAGGAACTTCACAGGCGGAAAGAAAACCTTACCGGAGATGGATGCTGGTTTTTTTACTGGTCGCAAACTTTCCATTTGTGAAAAAAAAGAAACAAAGGGGGGCGAACCCCCCAATGTTTCGGCTCTCTTAATCCTCAGATTAAGTGTTTAACTTCTAAGTGAATTAAATTCACTCTTCGGTTGTTTCCGAAGAAAGGAGCGAATTAACGCTTCCGTCCCATGTACCATCACGGTATAAAGACGAAAGTTTGTTTCGCATCTTCTTAGTTTGAGCAGATGCAAATTCGTCTGCATCTTCGTAAAGGCCGCCACCGGACTTGGTGTGCTTAAACGACAATGAGGCGATAATGCCATCATGGTTGTAATAAGCCATGTTTGCTTCATTCACAACACCGCAAATTCGGTCAATTGCGACACGAACGCTTGCTGGCACACTGCTTTTTTGTCCACGGCGGAACGGAGTTCCGTCACGACCCTTAAGGAGAGCCTTTAGCGCATTTTGCGCCGCTTCTCGCTCGTTGGGGTTTTCCTGTCCTACTTGGAGGTGCAATTCAACAACTTGTCGAAGTGCGGCATCCAATGTTTCATCTGCTTCTAAATAATCGTTAATCTCTATAACTAGAGAGTCCCACTTTACTTGTTCCATATTTTTTATCCTGCCCTGTTGGGCAAACTCTCCAATGTCTGTGGGTATATAAACAAAGGCACTTTGAACCATTGGAATGAATACTACATCACAATGAATCAAATATTATCCTTTGACAGCAGGTTGATTGTGACGAAAGCAAAAACGCCTCGTTTTTCTTGACTCAAGCATTAACAGCATCAAGTAAAGGCGTTTAATCACATATCTTCATATTTGATTTTGCGAAGTTGATATTGTTCTCATCCGATATTCGCACCATTTGATAACAATAAACGGGGTACTGCGAGCCTATTTCTCAAATTCTCATTATTCTCATGGGGGTCCGGTAGGGGGGGGGTAAGAGAGAGAGAGAACCCCCCCCCAATGATATGATATGATAATAATGATAATATGATAATAATATAATTTCTTAGACTATCCTCCTTGCTTGTGGTCATAACCCTCTGTATTTTTTGAGGTTAGGATTCTCATGCTTGAGAAAGATAGTGAGAATTTGAAATTTTGCTAATATAGTATAGTATAGTTATATGATATACAGTATAAGGGCAATAGGAATCAATACTATGAAATCAATACGATTACTGGGTTAAATATATTGTACCCAAATGCTGCTTACTAAAGACTATGTAATTTGGTCGTGCTTTGATTCATGCGACCCCAAAAACCAAAAAAAATAGGAGAAAACCGGCCCGAAAGCCGATTTCCTCCTTTATCCACGCTTTTTGACGGTTAATTTCACCACTCCACCTTGATTAGTGAGCCATCCCACAATTCGCCATTCAAATACCACTCAAAGTCTTTTTGAACAATGTTCACCATATTGAAACCGTTCAAGCGTTCCTTAGTTGTCACGGTTTGCCATCCAGCATCGCAAATCCACAATTCGCCGTGTGGGGTCATTTCAGCAATAACATTACCATGCAAATGAAGGAATCTTCGCCCATGTGTAATTTGAACCCAAGTATTTCCGCGCTTGAATGGTTGATTGTTCCTAAAGGCTCTAATTGCATCTTCTGTTATCTTTCGCATTGTTTCCACTACTCCAATATTAACCTAATAATAAGGTTAAAACTGGGGTTTCCAAAGTATTACCATATGGTACTGCTTTGCGCCGCAGGTGTACCCCAAATCGAAAAAAAAACCCCTTCCAGCCCGTTTGGGCCGGAAAGGGGGGCGACACCGGCGAAAGCATCAATCACTCAATTCACTCGGAGTCGGAAACCTCCGAGTTGTCGGTCTTTGGGGCAGGAAGAGCCATTCCTGTGAGATTGTCGCTGTTAAGCAACCCGTCCCAACGGTTGTCCTTGATTGCGGCCATCAACTTTCTTTTGACGGAAGCCGCTTGGTCTGCGGCCCATGATTCAATTGAATCATAGTGGCCGATTGAGTCACCTCGCTGGCGAGGGTGCATTACATCAAGAATGAGGTCTGCTTCACCAATTGAAGCAAAGGCATTCTCGATACGATTGATGACAGAATCCACACAGGCATTCATCTCCGCCGTGAGGCTGGATTGGATACCTCGGCGAATCGGCGATTTTGGGAGTGTACCACACAATGAACGAACGGAAGCCCAAAACTTATCTCGGTCTTCATCGGTCGTCGCTGTCATTCCTGCTTGAAGTGTTGCTTCGATAACCGGCCCAAGTGCGCCAGCATCATTATGTTCAAGCCAAGTTAAAATCTCGTTTGCTTTTGTTGCGTATTTTTGTTGTTCCATGTTTTTTCACCTGTCCTATTCGTTTGTGAACGAATGAGTGATGCTTCGCCGGTGAAGCACTCCTATGGTTGTAATAGGACTATAAATGGGGTTACCAAAGTACAACCATATGGTTTAACTTTGAATACCCCGACTTTAACCCTATTGTAATTATATGATTGAACAGGAGTGAAACCTATGATAGAAGCCCTACAAAGATACCTAAGCCAAGCAATCAGCAACCTTCACATTATGAAGGCTGTTGAATTTGAATACGAAGATGAATACAACCCCGAACCGCCCATTTGGTACACGGATGAGTATTCGATGGAATACTTCAAGATTGCCATGCAATTGGTCACTGATGAAGCATCTCGCCAATACCTTGAACACTACTACGGGGTGGAACAATGAGGACGAAGTATTCAATTAGTCACTTTGGCGTTGAATTGTCAATCTTTGAAAGATTGATTGAATTTCATCCCAAAGGTGAATACCGTGACTTAGGAGACTCTTGCATTGTATTCAAACTTGACCATACAGATGAATTTCAAGAAAGTTGGTTCATTGAAGATGTTGATGTTAAGGCATGGCGAGGTGAAGAAGAATGAAGGAATGGATAACATGCAAAAGCGGAGAATGCTCAACTTGGTTCAATGGTTCATCAGTGGCCTTTGTTGACTCTTGGAGGAAACTCCAAACATTCTGCAAATGCGAGGTGAGCGAATGACTAAAATTTGCGTTGAACATAACGGTGAATTTGACGATAACGACGGAAAGGACATTTGTAAGACTTGCGAAGATTGGTTGAGTGTGCCGGAGAAGTGTGCAATCTGCGAACTTGACGATTATCACGATTCGGAGCAATACATTTGCGATGATTGTTTTCGAGAGTTGGAGTCGTTGAAAGCCGACCAATTAGCATCGAGGTGGGATTGAAATGGATTTTGGAACAGCAAAAGCATGGAAACAAATTAATTTGGCTCATGGTGAACACAAATACGAAAAGGTGTGGGTTGGAGGCCAGCGCACTGATGATGCAATGATTATGTTTAGCGACTCCTATGGGGACATTTTGGTTGAAATCGTGTTCACTAACACAAGGGGTCCAAAATTCTTCACGATACCAATTGTGCATCAATTGATTGAGTTGGTTTGAGTTGGTTT